CTTTGCAGCCATGGCTCAGGTTGCTGCTGCTGGTGGCAGCTTAGTTTCAGCCATATCAGGCGCAACATACGGCGGCGGTCGACAGTATGGTGGACCCGTTGATGCTGGTAAATATTACGAAGTTAACGAGACTGGTGTACCTGAAATAGTCACCACGGGTGGCCGTGACTATATGACCATGGGAAGCCAGGGCGGGAAAGTTACACCACTTGATAAAGCTGGCATGGGTAACAATGTTACAGTTAACAACTACGGCAATTCAGGTGTTGACGTTAGACAAACCGATAAAGGCATGATCATCGATATTGCAAGAGAGGAAGCACAGAAAGCACGGCGCGCAGCAGTATCTGATGTTGCTGGAGATATTCGCTCTGGTAACGGTAGCATATCAAAGTCGCTTAAACAGTCTATGGGTGTTCAACAGAAAGCAGGAATGGGGAGCAGGTAATGCCTTACTCAAATGAACAATTGATGAGATTCAATCAGAAGCCGGGCGATATCGCCCACTTCACCACAATCACGATCAGCAACAACGTGGCCGGAACGCTTCGCTTTCTTTTAGCTGGACCCAATGGCCCTTATAAAGACAGACAGTTTTCCACAAACGGCGTGCTTCACACATATCAAGTTGCATACGGAACGGCGCCGGCGAGTGTTATTCAAGACCCGGACAGCAACGCACTTGGAAACCTAACGCTTGCAAGAATCGGCACAGGTCTTGAAGATTACATCAGAAGTATCAGTGATGGACTTCAAACTAATGAGGATAAAGTTATCAGGATAAACCTGTCGACTTATGACAATGTTAGACCTGAGCCAATACAGTCATATGATTTGTTTTGCTCAAAGGATGGTGTTAAGACTGACGAGAGCACGGTGACAATACCACTTGAGTATGAAAACCCTGCAAAAGTGGCCTATGCTTACTTTTACAACCCTGAAGTTTTTGAGGCTTTGCTTTATGCATAAGAATGAATTTGTTGAAAAGATGATCGGGGTGCCGTGGGTTAACCGAGCGCACTCTTTTGAGGCTGTTGATTGTTATGGCCTAGTGCTCATGTACTACAAACACGTGGTGGGCGATGAGATTAACATACCTGATGGTTATGAAGCAGGCGACGACAAAAACGGCTGTTACATAAATTGGACACTGGCCAGCGGTTTCAAGGAAACAAAGGCAAGGGGTGAAGGCAACATCATCGGTATGTTCAAAGGTGAGCGATTAGCTCATGTGGGTGTTATGATAGATGCTGTAAATGTGCTACACTGTAGAGGTGACCTTGAAAAAGCTGGACACGTTGAGTGCCACTCATTAAGATCGCTTTCTAAGTTCTTCACTTCAGTAAAGATTTACACGAGAGAATAAGATGACCACAGTAGTTACAATGCAAGACCCAGCGGCAGTGCTGAAAAAAGAAGTCATTAAAATTGAACCTGGGCAGAAGATGGCTGACTTTGTCCCTCGCATGATGCCTCACTTTGATGTTCGATACACATCTGTGTTCCTCAACAACAGAAAGATTGAGCTACCAAAATTTAAAGACGGCGAACTGATTGACCGCGGTGATGAGGACACGCTAACAACCGCGCTAAGTGATAGCGATGTTGTTGTTATCGTTAATGAGCCTAAGGGCATATCGCTTGGGGCAATCATAATTGCATCACTCGTTGCAGCTGCGGTGACATTCTTAATGATGCCGTCAATACCAGGCAACGAAGCAAAGCAATCTTCAAACAACAAGCTGTTTGGGCAAACCAACACGGCTCGTGTTTACGATGCTACACCTGACATTTATGGCAAGATAGTTTCATACCCTGACCTTATCACGCCTGAAGACACGCTTTACTTTGAAGCAAACCAGCCTCAAATCAGACAGCTTATGTGTGTGGGTGTGGGTTATTACGATATACCTGCTGAGACAATTAAGCTAGGTGGAACGCCTTTAGGGTTGGTGCCTGGTGCAACTGTGAATATATACGAGCCGGCAGAAGATGGTTTCACTACCATCCCTAACTACGAGTGGCATAAATCAGTTTCTGAAGTAGATGGGCAAGAGCTTATTGGCCTAGGTGTTGAGAGCTACAACGTGCCTTGTGATGTTGACTATGATGATGTTACAGATACGCTAGTCATCACAGCAAGCGACTCATCATTTTCATTTGGCGAGACATTAGCATCAGGTGACACGGCTGACATCACAACTGTGGGCATCGCTGGAACTTACACGCTGACGGCAGTTAATGGCTCTACAATTACCATAGAGAACGCCTCAACATTTCAAGCTGAGTGGTCATCAACAAATCAGGCAGACTTTCCTGCTCAATCTGATGTGTACGTTTCAAGACCAGAACAACTTACTGAGATCGGGCCCTTTGATACAGAGGCGCCGGGTGATGGATTTGTTGTTGATATCAAATACCCTCGCGGCCTAGTGCAGAAAGAAGTGGATGTTACGGTTACCTATTGGGAGATAGATAAACCAGGCGGCACCATTGTTGCTGGCCCTTTCACTGAAACTGTGACCCATTACCCAATCAACGTTGGAACGTTTAACTTTAGCGGATTATTTAGCGTCGTCGAGGTGAGCAAAAAAACCTACGACCAACAAGACAGAAGCATCTTTGTTGATGTTAGCGGCATTGGTGGTGAAAAGAAATTCTTCCGCGTTCAGGTTAGACGAAACAATGAAACCAGCGACAACGTGGAAAAGCCAGATTTGGCCAAATGGGCAAGACTGGCCTCGGTGTATCGAGAGCCAGAGAAGCGCATCCAAGGCGTGACGATTGTTGACTTTAATTTGCCTGGAACAAAGGCCGCTATATCTCCTCGTGAAAATAATTTAAACATGAAAGTTACTAGAAAAACTATCAGCTATGATTTAGCAACTGGAGAAGTTATTAATGAGCTTACTCCAAGCTTATCTTTCGCTGATGCTATTCTTCACGAATATGTTGAGGTTTTCCGTCGACCCGTAAGCGGCATTGACCTTGATGAACTCTATGCGATAAACGAAGAAATTAATGCGATAAACAGCGAGCTTGGAGAGTTTTCATTCACGTTTGACGACATCGATGTGGGACTTGGCGAGCGAATTGAGACAATCGCAACCGCGGCCAGAGTGCGAGCTTATCGAGATGGCACAATCTGGAGATTTTCAAGAGAGGGTGTGAAACCCCTATCAGGACAAATAACTAGAAAAGACATATCATCAGAACGACGCTACAGCAAAACGTGGAAGCCTCGATTGCCTAGCGAGTCAGACAGCGTTCGTGTTGAATACACTAACCCTGACACAAACAAAAAGGCTTACGTGTATCGCTCGTTTTTAAACAATGAAATTGTAGATACCCCAGGACTTAACCACTTGGATATTAAGCTTGCAGGGTGCCGTAACCTTGCGCAGGCTGAAGACAGAGCCAACCTTGAAATCAGGCGCATGATGTTTGATGGATACACGATCACTGACACGCTTCTAATACAGGGCAACATGTACGACATCGGCCAGGTTGTCGAGTACGCTGATGTGTACAGAGAAGATATTACTGACGGTGAGATATTAGAATTTGATGGCATTGATACGCTAACACTATCTGAAGAGTTGGATGTGCCAGTTACCGCTTTCATATCTTTCACAGGCCAGTTCGGTGAAGTGTACGGCCCGTTCCCTTGCGTTAGGAAGTTTGCTGACCCGGGTAAAACAAACATCATCAAGGTGCTGCCTAGTGTTGCATTCGATGATGTGAAAGATGAGATATATCTTTCCAATGGCATAGAGATACAGCTTGGCAGTCGGTTTATTCTGAGCTCTCAATCTGAAATGCCACCTGAGAAATACACTGTAAACATGAAAGAACCCAACAACGACGGAACCGTTCAGCTTACTCTAACCCAGTATGATGAGCGCATGTTTGAAGAGGGGCCTTTTGGTGACGGGACTGGTGGCTCATCAGGCGGCGTATTTATCAGGCCACCTGAGGGACCAACAGAATTAACAGCTCCAGAGGGCGACTGGGAAGAGATGACTTTGAACTTTGATAACTCTGGATTTTTCCCGACCGATGAGATTAAGCATGCATCGATAAGTGAAGATGGCCAGACTATTGTGTTTATCAACAGCGCAGGAGAAGTGAGCAAGAGTACCAATGGTGGAACCTCATTTGTTTACACTCAGACTTTCTCTGATAACTTCCCAGGAACTGGAGCTCAGGTTTATGCAGTAGCATCTTCATATGATGGTGCTTTTTCTATCTACGTGGACCTAGACCATCGGGTGTTCATAACGAGAGATAGAGGTGACACATGGGAGATTGACACATCTGGGTTTGGGTCAACAGTAAGCGTGGGTGCATCACCAGGCGCGAACGCTGTGTGCTGTGATAAAGATGGTGAGTTTATACTTGCGGTTTTCCCTGGCGCGATTACGGGCATCTCAAGAGACGGAGGGCTGACAACAGAACAAGGGCCATCGTTTACATCACCTATTGCTGACAGCGCTTTAACCAGCGTTTACAATGCATGCATGAGCGGCGACGGTCAAACAATAGCAATATCGTTTGCATACAAGCTTAACGCTAGCGCACCTGTCACAACAGACGGTTATGTGACCTTCTACTCTGAAGATGCAGGTGATAACTTTAGCATTATGGGTGTTAGCACTGGCGCATCTGACCCTAGAATCATCGGTATCAATTACGATGGGCAGGCCGCTATGGTTATGGTCAAGAACAACTCAGAGAACGTTAATGATATCGTTAAAGTTTCAGGAGGCCTTGCAGTTGCAACATTGCCGTCTCCAGGTAACAGGCCATCACCTGAAGAACCATCTTATTATCAAGAGGCGATCAGAAATGCCAGATTCCCTCAAACGGCTGATCAACCTAACTGTGTTATGCAGTATGGACCTGATGCAGCAATAGGCCTTGATAACGCGGCTTATTTTGAAAGCGAGACCGTAGAGAGCACTGACGAGAACGGTAACCCAGTGTTTACCACTACAACAACAAGGACGACAGTTAGCAATGGCCTATGGTACAATTTCAACAACATTCAGATACCGGTGTCGACATCAAACAGAGATGTGATGAGAGCACACTTCAATGGTAAAGATTGGATTGTTGGAACTTTCGCATCACGTGCTGCAATAAACAGAGGTTAATATGATACAGTATTCAAATTACAACCTGCCTGACTTCCTGGTAGGGGTTGCCAAAGAGCGACCCTCACCGATGGTGGTGAGTCAACCGCTGTTCGGTAAGGCTTACACAGAGCTAGCGTGTGACGACTTTGATGAATTGCCAGTGCAATGGGACGTTGAGATGTTTTGCGACTCAGCACAATCCGCTGAGTTACTAAGGTTGTACGATGATGTAAGGAACGACCCTGATGTAGCTTTCGAAAAGGATGTGGCCACTGAGTTCGGGCGGAACGTTAACGCGTTTAAATTTATCGACGGCAGGCCTCAACCGGTTAGAGTTGGGCAGAATCTATTTAGGTACCGCATTACGCTTTACTCTGACACTGTTGACTCCACAATCGACACTATAGTGGTTGACCCAGCGCCTGGTGTTATTGCCAGGTGGTCAGACTGGGGGCTTCCTGATTTTCAGATGGGCTACAAATCATCTCAGATTGACCCTGTTGAACGCACGCCAATTTTTGAGGGCAAGCTGTATGAGCAAGAGATGACAATCGACCTGCCCGTGCAGTGGAAAGTTGAAGTGCTATGCCAGAAGCTGGAGGCAAGAACATTGTGCAAGCTGGTTCGTGATAAACTTACTATTGCAGGCAAGTATTTCATTCACCCCATGACGACGCCTCAGGGCAAGTTTGAGCAGTATCTGAGAATAGTATCAGGCGTTCCTCAAGGCGAACAGGTTAGGCGGGATATATGGAGATTTGAGATGACGCTTGAATCACCTTACCTAAACACGACAATCGCAACGCTTCCGAGCATTGGCATTCACGTATAAAAAAGGGGCTTAAGTGCCCCTTATTTATTATCACTTTTTATAAGTGCTAAAACAAAGTTGCGTCAAGTTGCAGTATTCTACCTGCCAGCCTTGTCGCCCTGCTCCTGGTTTGATCTGCCCACCTGCTATCAAGAAGCTCTGCCGCCGCAAGTGCGTACTGTTCATTCTCAAGAGCATTCAGCGCTTTCTCAAATTTAGCAACCCGTGAGGGGCCCATTTGGAAAGTCATGTTGATCAGAACAAGTTTAACGTCACCTTCAGCCCACGGGTATGTTTTTTCAACACTATCACGCGCATCAGAATAATCCTGCTTAAGCAATGCGATGGCCTCATGCGGTGTTATTCGGCCGAAGTTTTCTCCTGGCTTAACCAGGTGACCGAATCCAATTGTCAAATTACCCAAGGAGTCAATGTAGGGTTCAAGCCTATACCCCTCATCCTCTGTTAGCTGATCTATCTCATTCTTTACAATCTGCGCAATCTCTTTTTTGTAATCCTTTTCAAACTGCATTTCAGGAACTTTGAAATAAGCCACCACAGAAAGTACAATCGCAACAACAACGACAGCAGTATTAAAGATGCGGTGACGATTAGCGCTATTCTCCTTTTCATTTTCAACCTCAGCCAAATCAACAATTGCATCTTCAAGTGACATCACTTTACTAGACAATTTCGAAATCGATAACCTTACTTCTTCGTTTGAGCTCATGTGCAACCTCCGAACGTCGCTTATTTTTTCTGTTGATAGATATCATGTTTCTAACATGAATTATAAAAAACCCAGTCATGATAGCAAAACCAACTATCAACCACGGGCTATCTTTCTCATTGTTGCTCTGGTAAACAACAGCAGCATCAATATTGTTTGTGGATTGGCTTGAATTTGAACCTGCGTTAACAAGGCCTCGCGTTTCACTATTGGTATTTTCTTTACCAATTTGAACGGC